TAAATTCTTGTCCTAAATTTGTAACATCAACAGTATCTCTTGTTGTTGTAATTTCAAATTCAGTAATCTTTGCAAGCGGTCTAAATCTAGTATTTCTGGTGCGTATTAATATATTTTTTGTAGAAGTTGGTGCTGCTAATGTAAGTGCGTCTGTTACTTCACCAGCTAATGCAGAAGCAAAGGTGTTATACAACTTAATCCCACCCATATCATCAATATGGATATATTTTCTAAGATCAGGAAAACTGTGGTTAGCTAATAACTCTAAATTACTTCCATCAACTGTTTCTATTTCAACTTGATCTCCTGTAATTAATGATCCATTAACATTTTCTACCGAAAATCTTTTTTTAGTTGTATTAACATCAGCAGGGTTTATGGATGTTCCTATTTCAGAATTTAAGGCATCACGTTTTAGCTCAATAAAACCTGTTGATCCAAAATAAATTGCCATTTACAAGACAAGGCCAGTAGGTGCTCCATTTACTTCAAAACTTATGTCTGCTGCTGTAACCTCTCCCACTGCACTTGTAATACTAAAACTTGTTGGTATTGCTTGAAATTCAATAAATCTACCAGCAGTAGAGCCATCTTTTATTCTTAACTTAAATGTCATGGCGGTACTTTCTGCATTTGCACCATCACCTGCACTACTACCAGTTTTAATAATATTATTTATTAAGGTACTAAGCTGACCAGCACCACCACCAGCAGTTTCCTGATAATAGTAAATACTGGCACTACCTGTATAGCTTCTAGTTCCATGAATAATAGTTCTATCAGTATCTTCTAATGAGACAGTCTCAAGAACTGCTTGGTTAAATGAGAATGAAAATGATCTGACTTTAGCAACTTTCGTTCCATCGATCAGTAATTCGCCTTCTTTACCAGAATAAAAGCCAGACATCGTTTTAGTTTAAATTTAAATACATTCTAATCCCCATCGAGGCAAGCGACAAATTTACATTGCACATTTGATCTGCCAGGTCTGACACTTGTAACAGTAGGAGGCCCATCAAATCTATATCTTAACAAAGTATTTCCAGATGTATCTCTTTCTCCAAATTTTCTTCTTAAAGCTAAATTATTTATACCAGCTAAAGCACTTGTACTCGGAAAGTGTATAAAATCATAATCAGAATTTACTTCATCATATAAATTTAAAATTTCATTAGCTTGTGAATCTGTAATATTTGTAAATCCTAGACTTAATTTTGCATCTACTTTTTTATCTCCATACCTAAGTACAGTTTTTGCACCATTTTGTGCAACAAATTCTAGTTGTGGATACCTTCCAGGTGTATAACTTCTAGATGTAGGTTTTATATTTGGAAAATCTATTATATTTGACATTATACGGGCCTAAAATCTGTATCAATATAATTAATTGTAGCAAGAGTTCCATCAGATAAAAGAGGTGCATGACTTGCTGATACTTCTATTAACCCTTCATCTGTATATGTAATAGATTCGGTTTTATATAACCTATTAGATTCAGTTGTTTGCTTTACTGTAAAAACAGATCCATATAAATTAGCATTTGTAGTTCTGCCATTGACTACATTTAAAACAGCTTCTCCGACTTCTTGCGTTCCAGGTTTCCAATGATAAATATTTACATTATTTAAACTACTATTACCAACACTTTGGACAACCCCATCAGGAGATATTACACCATTTTCAAATCTACTGGTATGAGTAGCTTCTGAAATAAATCTTATATAATCACCTGGTTTTAAACCTAGTGCAGCCTGTGGTGTAGTTTCAAATTTTATACCATGATCTACTTTTTCTCTTATTTTTAAGGCGTGTTTTAAAAATGTTTCAGCGTGTTCTTCACTAGTACAAAAATCAGACATATCAAATACTTCTATAGGGAATTTTTCTACTATTACATTTTCATCATCAGTATCTATAGTTAAAGTTTGTGATAATGTTTCAGGAAATCCATTTGGCACTTCTTTTCTAAAATAAACAGTACCTATAAAATTTTGACGTTCTTCAGGAGTTAAAAAACTAACCTTAAGATTCCTTGTATTGCCATCTGTAAATAAAGCTCTAACTGTTGGTTTTTGTTCTTTAAATATTTCAAAATTAACAGGATTAAATGGAACAGAAGGAAAAAGCGAAAACTTACCACCAATAATCGTAAAATCTAATAAATTAAATATTGCATTTTGATATATAAACTCTCTGATATTTTGTTTATCACTAATAACTCCATCCCAATAAAATCCATTAGCCTCACAAAATTTAGCTGCAATTGTCATTCTTTCTTTATCAACAGATGGAACACCGACAAGATCAGCTAATCCAAATTTTTTATCAGTTAATAAAGCATAAACTATTTCGGGAAATAAGTTAGTTGGTCCAAATATAGGTCTATCTGCTGGTCTGCCTTGAGCTATATTTTCAACTTTTATACCTTGCTTAATATATACAGAAAATTGTGAAAAACTATTCCATTCCTTAGAACTGCTAAGACGTAATGCAACATTAGCAATACCAGCTTGTTCAAATTCATAACTAGGTCTTTTAGTAGTGCTACTTTGCTCGTTTACATATACAATTTCATGTTCTGGTCCGTCTTGATGACTACTACGTTCTGCATCGTATTGATAATAGTCTGTTATTGCATCAAAAGGATTTAAGTTTCTTCCTTCAGGCCAAGGTTCTGCATTGTCGCCTGATACAAATTCACTGAAATCAGTAATTATATCAATATTATTTATTCCTGGAAAATTACTTGTGGCTGGAATACTTATAGTGTCAGTGTCTTTATAACCACTACCTCTTTCGTTTATTTCCCAATTAGCACCAGCGTAATCACTTGAATTTACTTTATTGTATATTTTAAGATTAACAGTTAAACCTGTACCGCTACCACTTGTTGAGGTTGCAATATTTGTATGAACAACTGGTTCGACATCAGCCTCTTTCATTTCATATTTAATCATTCCGTAATAAACTCCTGGTCTTGGAGTTTGCCTTCTTCTTTTTTGTTCAAAAATAAAAGGACCGACACCATATCTAAATCCATCATCACGATCTATATATGGCTGTTTATAAGGATCACCTACTGTAATATCAGCACCACGATTTAAAGGATCATTTACTGCTCTGTTTCTATTACCAATATACTCACGCCAATATGGATGATTTTTTTGATTTCCCCATGTCCAAGTACTGCCACCAGTAGCTTTATTTTTTCTAATTAATGCGTTTAATTTACCTGTTGATATTCTAGATGATTCAGTATTTCTTCTTTCTACCTCTATCCACCTTGTAGACCTTGGTATAAAACCATCCGTAGTTATTAATAAATTATTTACTTTTCCTCCATCTGTAGCAGTTGGTAAATCACCTAAAAACCATTCTGTATTAGATGCGTCACCACTTCTTAAGTTTTCTAAAGACCCTTTAAAAAATACATCAAATTTTTGCTCATTAGGTGTTACATCATAAGTTAATAGCCTACCAGATGCACTTAAAATTCTGATAGGCTGTTGGTCCATAAATTCTTTTTTTACTAAATTACCAGGGAAAGGTATAAACCTAAATTCAAATTCTTTTCGTGGAGTGCTGTAATGACCAATTCTTATAAAATTATATTGCGGTTGGGGTGAGTTACCTTTAATACCAAAAGGCACTCCTTTATCTATATAATTCCAATCTGTTTGGTTAATACCTGCTTCTCTTGCCTGTAATCTAAAAAAACTATACCTAGTAAGATATTTGCTCATTCCACCGAGAGATATATTTCCATCATCATCGTTGTATCTTTTTACAACTCCATCTGTAGTATCTGCATTTACTGTATTCGTACCAACAGCACCTGGATGGCTGTTTACATTAGGGAAACTCGTTACCTGTTTAAAAACTTTTGATTTTAAGCCTATCTCTGTTACATCACAAGCTTTGCTATTACTTATAGTTCCTATCGCACATTTTTGTATAGTTAATAATTGATAACCTTTATGAGCACCCTTTAAACCTGCTGTACCTCCTCTAACATCAATTTTGCCAGGTTCATCAACTCTAAAAACACAATCTTGATAATGCCCTGATGACCATATTGGTCTACTTTTGCTAATACAAACAGCTAAAGCTGAACCTATTAAATAAGATTCACCTATTTGAATAGTATCATCTGATTCTTCTCTTGAAGCATCAACAGCAGATTTAACATCTTCTACACCCCAAGGGTCAAAATTTTCACCAAATTCTGTCGCAGTATCCATATCTCCAATGGTGTATTGTATATCTGCATTTTTTGCAACTAAAAAATTATTTCTATTTGTTTCATTACCGTCATATTTTAATATTGAGGCATATCTTGGGAAATCTGTTCTAAGTTTTCTTCTTTTTGTATCTATATCTTTTTTATTATCATCTTTTAAATTTTTTTGTTTTAAAACTAATTCATAAGGTACTCTATATCTCATACTATTAGGCATTGGCGAATATACACCAAATTGTGTTTGTGTGTTGGGTGCTCTTGTCCCGCTTACGATAGTATCTGTTGCACCTGCTGGGTGTTGGTCCCAATCAACAGACATTACATCTGAAAATTGACTACCGTTTCGATCCACTTGAGGTTCTAAAGTACCCTCACTATATTTTTCTGGTCCTTCCTTTGGCCTTCCACCATCTGTCATTATATATAAAGCTAGTTTTTTGTTTATATAATTTTTAAGTAACAAATCTCCGATTGCATAACCTGCAAAATCAGGTTTAGATGCCAAATCACCAAGGCCAATCATAAATAAAGCTTTAAGTTGCTGTCCTGAACCAAGGCTTAACATTTGTGACCATAAAAGCCTTGTATTAATACGAACACCTCCATAATATATTTTAGAATCTCCATTAACTTCAGTTTCCTGTTTAGTAAAAACAAGAGGTATAATTTCACCTAATTTTGCAAGTTCCTGTACTGAATTAAATCCTGTCTGTGGTGCAAATCTTTTTGGTCCTGTTTGACCAGCAGTTGTAAGACTAGGAGGAGTTTTTGGTGCTCTAGGCTTTGGTGTTAATAAAACAGAAACAACGCTAAGAATTATTCCTAAAAGTAATTGTGCTCCAGCATTACCTGCTAACGCAGAACCTATAAATGTTCCAATAAAACCATTTACAACATAAGGAATCTCGTCATATTCTTTAGGTCTTTTTCCGTTATATGCCTGTGTTAACTCTATAAAATAAAAATATTCATCTTCCGTTATACCTACTGTTTCACATAGTTCGACTTCTGTGGGAAGTAACACCCTACGACCTCCAGGCCGTCTAAGGGACTCCATCTTACCTCCGATTCTCCGCAGTTTATCCATCCTTCCTCGTAATAAACAGCAAGACCAAATCCATTCTT